GTCTGCGTAATCTTCTGCTAATACTTCACAAGCTTCTTTCTTATTCATTCACTATCTCCGTTTGTTGATATTCAATACGGGGATTGTGAGCATAATACTTCATAGCTCTAATCATAGCTACTTGTTTATCATTCTCAAAGTACACACCTTCTAAGGAGTCTAGCGTTGCTTTACAGTAATTATCTATGTCACAGTTGTTGTCACAGAATTGTCCACCTTTCTCAAGTTTCTTCTTCTTTGACCAAGACTTCGGCATAGCTACGTAGAACGTCATCTGGACGTATATAAGCTCCTTAGAGGGTGTGTAAGTAATATCCTTAGTAAGCTCCAGCATATCTTCTTTGAATTGAGCATACTTCTTAGGAAAGAAGGTACTCCACCTAGTTACTCTAGGTCTTGATGCTACGACTGGTGCTAAATTAAAGGTTACTTTCACTTTACTCTCCCCCGAAAGTTCTTACTATACCATTATTTTAGAGCTTGTGTTATTTTATCTAGCTTACCTTGTTGTTGAATAAGTTCTAGCTTCTCTAAAGCGCCTGTGAACCTTTCAAGTATTAAGGTATATTTCTCTAATTCATCTAAACTAGCGGCGCTTTTAATACGCCCTATACCAGTAGCTAATGATTCAGAGTTCTTACGAATCCCTGTTGATATACGCTTAGCATTACTTATAAACTCACTCTCTTTATCGTTTAAACGGTCTATGTTCTTACTTAAGTTATCTACAGAGTTGTTAATCATAGTGTTAGCTTCTTCTACTTCTGTTGTCATCTTCTTACTCCTTCTTTTGAAATAATTAATTCCATTGTTGATATCATTTAGTGCCATTTTCATTATATTACCGCTATCAAAGAGAGGTCCATCTTTACCGTATCTTACAGGGGTTAGTAAATTCATAGCTACTTCTCATCAAAGTAATCATAAATCTCAGGCACCTTAGGGTAGTTCTGTACATCAGCTAAGAACCTTGGTCCAGTTGAGTAGGCAAACACCTTAACATCTGGGAAACAATGCTGCTTATAGATACAGTAACTACACTCCATAGCTAACTTCATGTTCCCTGACTTACCTTCAGGTACAGTATCGAAGCATTGCTCTGGGATTTGCTCATCCTTCACCATACATTTCAGGTAATCGATACGGTCTCGGATAGAATCATCGTACTTGAAGCTCTCTAAGTGAGTACATAGATGTCCACCTACCTTATCAATCACTAACCAGCCACCTTCATCGTGTCCTAGGGACTCAGCATAGCCTCGTAGTTGGTCAATATAACCGAACGGGTCATCATCCCTAAGCTTACCTTCTTTAAACTTCTTAAATCCAAAGGGTGAAGCTGTCTTAACATCCATCAACACCCCATCAATTAGACAATCCATTGAACCTTTGACTCCATTTACCTCAGCCTTATGCTGTTGATGTGTAACTTCGTGTCCTGATAATGCAGCCATTGCAAGTACAAGTTCCTCAGTCGCATGACCGTATAGAAACTTCATCAACGTAGCTGGTGTCATCTGCTCAGACTTGTATTGTCTATGTCTATACCATAGGTATCTATCTTGCTTACCTATACTACTCATCCTAAGTTGTCCACCATCGTCATGCTTTGTAAGTACTTGATTCTTAAGGATATTCTTCATAGCCTCACCAAAGTTATCCACAACTTTATCCACATCTACACCTTCAGCAGCTTCGTTATTTACCAACACCGCATAGATGTCATCTACTAAATCTTCAATCTTCTTCATAACTTCTCCTAGTGAGTCTCAGCCCACGTATCTCCTACTTGATATTCAGCATCTAAGGGACAGTTCATATTGTAGTATGTACCTGCTTCTATGATGCTACCTACAGCTAGAGTTCCAAAGAACTCAGCCTTACTTTCTATTACTTATGTTTGAATCTCATCGTGAATATTACCCACGAACTTGTAATCAATATTGTGTTGCCTAGCATAACCATCCAGTATTACTAATGCTCTCTTCATAATGATAGCACCAGCTGACTGTAACAATGTATTCAAGGCAGCATGAGGACTTCTGATGTGTAGCTTCCTACCATCTAGTCCTTCGATTGTGCCTTTCTCAGACAGCTTTGTAACTCTGTCTCGTAAATCTTTAAGTGCTGGCGTATTAGCGAGGAAGTTCTTCTTAAGTCGCTTACCATCTCCACCTGTTCCTCCGACAATCTCTCCAATCTTCCCGTCTCCAGCTCCGTACAGGAAAGCATAGATGAAAGTCTTTGCCTGACTTCTTGATTCAAGTCCTGCAGCCACTTGATTTGCTGTGTGTATATCTCCATCTACAACCTCCTTGGTGTATTTCTCATTATCCATATAGTGTGCCAGCATCCTTAACTCCAGACCTGAGGCATCACAACCTACTAACTTATAACCATCTTTTACTTTAAATAACTTCCTACATTCTTCACCATAAGGACTACCACCTGCGGGTACTTGGGCTAGGTTAGGCTTACTGTGTGTCATTCTATTAGTTACAGCACCAATAGGATTAATGTAGCTGTGTATCCTATCCAGTACCCCTGCTGCTTCAATCCATGAGGACACTAAACCCAGACGTTTCTGTAACATCAGGTATCTAGCAATCAACTTACCTTCAGGGAACTCTACATTCTCTAAGATAGTCTCTGATACTTGAGGGATTCCAGTCTCAGTTAGCTCAGTAGGCTCCCATCCAAAGTGTATCAGGTGTCTTGCTATCTGTTTCCTGCTGCCTAAGTTGAACTCTGGATAGGTAATCTTACCCCATCCTTGTTCTGGGTCTAAGTAAGCTAACGCATCTAACTGATTCTGTAAGGAAACTGCAATCTCACCATCAATAGTATAGGGTTTACTTGGAAATCTTAATGGTATGAAGGTAGGTAAAGGTACGAAGACTTCTCTAACCTCATCCTCAGCCTTGAACATCTCAGACTTAAGTTCAGCTTGAAGAGTGATAGCATCCCTAGTATTAAACTCCCAGCCATTGAGCTTCTGTTGATGGATAATCTTAGCTACCTCATACTCCATAGTTATGGCATCTTCAGATAACTTCTGCTTAGTTAGTAAACTGTACAAGCTATAAGTAACCTTCACATCTTGGATACAATACTCAAGCATCTCTTGGTTATAAGAACCCCAAGCATCTTCTTTCTCACCGAAGTCACCTTTAGCATTACCCAGTCTCTCACCCCAAGCATCTAAGCTATGACCACCCTTACGACTTGGGCTATCCATCCTAGACATTACCAAGGTATCTTCAATATCTCCCCACCATGTGAAGTTCAATAGTCTTTCTATTACAGGTATATCAAAGTTGATAATGTTATGACCTATCAATACTTCTACTTGATTCTCTTGCAGCCAAGGTATGAAGTCTTTAATATTGCCTGGTTCAAAAGTAGTAGGCTCATCCCATCTACCTACTATCTTGGCAGCAATACACCAGATAACTGATGGGTTAAGTCCGTTTGTTTCTATGTCGAATACTACTTTTACCATTCTTCTTCTCCTCTTTAGCTTCTTTTCTTCTCCGCTGCCTAGCACTTAAGCCACGAAAGTAAGCTTTACCTACTAGTTTATTTTCAAACATTACATCTCCTCTGGTATATGAGCCACCTCTCTCAGTCTTGATGTCTCAGCATCATATTGTAGGTAGCCTGTTATCCCTGTCTCTCCTGTGTATCTGTTCTTTAGAATCCTCAAGGTTGTTGTGTTTCTAACTAACGGGTCTTCACTTTGTTGGTTACGTTCTAAGGCTATGACCATATTAGATAGCTGAGCAATACCTTGTGAACCTCTAAGATGTGATAACGAGATAGCTCCACCTTCTTCATGTGGTGTACCTGGTTGTCTTGATAGGTGTGACACAACGAACAAGCCGATGTTAGTCTCAACTACTACCTCTCTTAGCTGTGTCATTAAAGCATCGATGTTCCTACGCTCATCACCCTTAGCATCGCCTGACATTACTAGGTTAAGGTGGTCAAGTACAATCCACTTGATGTCCTGAGCCTTAGCCATTAGCCTGATACGACTGACAATCTTCTCAATGGATAACTCCTTACCATCATAGAGAGTTAAAGCTTCACCCTCTTTTCTTTCAAACAGTTCATCGAAAGCTTCTTCAGCTATCTCAGGCTTAGTAATCATACGACACTCATCTAAATGATAAGGTCGTCTAAGATGAATACCAACTAGACCATCAATGGTACGTTCATTAGTTTCTTCTAGATGAATTACCCCTACCTTGTCTGGTGTTTGAGTAAGTAAATGATATTCAAGTTCTCTAACTACAGAGGATTTACCCATACCTGTACCAGATGTAATTGTAACTAGCTCTCCCAGCCTAAAGCCCTTCGTCATCTGGTTCAAACATACCCATGGATATTCAACCGATGCTTTCTCTGGTCTATCCATCCATGTATCTTTCAGTTGTGTAGCACCTAAGATGTCCTTAGGCATCCAGCTCTTAGCGTTCCAGAAACATTCAGTAATCTCTTTAAGAAGACCAGCTTGTAACATATCACTGATGTCTTTATAACCTTCAGGGTATGACATAATCTTAATCTTCTCAGGACTGAACATCTCAATAGCTTTCTCTACTGCTTTCTTACCTGCCTCATCCTTATCAAAGGCTAAGACAATATAGTCAAAGGAATCAAGGAACTCATAGCTACCTTGTATAGACTTCTCTACACTAGAGCTGCCATTCTTCAGAGAACAGACAGCCCACTTACCATTGAATACCTCAGCTAAAGACAGAGCATCTATCTCACCCTCAGTGATAGTGATGTACT